GACTAGATTGATACCCTTGTGATGATGTAGTTGAATTACTACTAGCTTTAACTAGTGATGGTCCTAGTGTAGCTTGGAACCTAGCATACAATCCTTGGATAGCAAATTCAGCTTGTCCTTCATTTTGTAAACTAGAGTTAAATGCTTCCTTATCCCCATCCGATAATGTTTCTCCTGCCCATGATATCATATCTTGATACCCTTGCTCTCCACCAGCTAGTGATTGCATCTTAGATAAGTTCTGAGATACAATAGCTTCTTGTCCTGCAATATAGTTATCTACAGTAGCTTTATCAATACCCTTACCAGCCAATGATGCGTATGTATCCTCAGATAATACACCATTGTTAGCAAACTCTTGATTCAACTCTGTAAAGTCAATGCCCTTGCTTTCAGCTAACTCTTTAGCTTCAGCCTCTGTAGATACTGTATCACCCTCTTCCGCTTCAGTAGAAGCTTCTTTAGTCTCACCGTCATTACTACCTAACTTACCTTCTAGTTCTTTGTAAGCTTGTTCCATATCTTCAACAGACTTGTACTTACCTGCATATAACTTAACTTCATCAGATGGTAGTGGAGCATCATCTGCTACACCCCTCTTATCAGCATCACTTTGTAGTTCCTGTTGTGTTTGGTTTGTGTTCGCATCCATCTTGTCCACCATCGCTTGTTCGTGTTGACTTAGGTTTACGTTTTCTTCTTGGCTTTGTTGTATTTCCATCTTTAACTTCCTTCTTCTTTATCTCTCTTGTGTATGGGGGAGTGGGAGGAGCCATTGTAACTGGCAACCTCACTACATCATCCCTTGTTCAACTGCTGCTTGACCACCAGCTTGTGCTGCTGTATCTAAACCAGCTTGTCCAGCTTGTTGCATCATAGCTTGTTGTTGTTCCTGTTGTCTCTGCTCAGGTGTCTTAATCAGACCCTCTGTATCAATACCCAGTGATGTACCTATTTGTGCAATAACTGCATCTACATTTGAATATTGTGCAAATATCTCAGGTCCTAATAACTGCTGTAATGTTTGTGCAAACTGTACTAACTTGTTGTAGTCGTGTCCTCGTCCTAGTGCCTCTACACCAGTAACAATTACAGGCTCTACTAATCCCTCTGGGAATGTAACTTTAGATGTTAACATCATTAACTTAATTAATGGTAGTTGTAGTTCTTGTGTTAGGATAGAGTATATACCACCTAAGGCATCCTCTAGTTCTCCAGCCATAAGTCTTACCTCTTCTGCCGTACCTTGTATTCAATAAAGTGCGTTACTTCTTTACCCGTTCTCTTATGAACTGCTATATATTCCTATATAGAGTAGACTATATCTTGTGCTTGTTTCGCACCTATATGTTTCGAGCCACTCGGCCCTACTCCCTCACGGGATAGTCGTTACACTAATTTACATTAAATATTATCTGTTATATGTGTCCAGTTTTTACCCTGACGCACTGACTTAACTGCATCTATAGATACATTAAGCTTAAGTCTGTCTCTAATCTGTCGAGCTGTTAAGGATGAGGATTTTAAAGCCCATATCTTTTTAACATCATCTTCAGTTAGTTTTGCAATAGGATTTTTTACACCTCTATTAGTCTTAAGTCCTGTCTTGTATGCGTGTTTCATATTATGTGACTGTGTACACCACTCTAAGTTATTTATTGAGTTATTATATCTATTACCATCTATATGATTAATATAAGGTAATTCCTCATGGTTAGTAATAAAGTGAGAAGCTACTAGCTTATGTAGCGGATAAAATTTATCTAGGTGTATCTTAACATATCTATTATTCTTAGATATTGATGTCCCTCGTAGTGTTTTACCATTGCTCTCATTCCGTACTATACCTAATGTATCTATAGTATAAGTGTGTTTTAAGTCTTTTATATTTAATGTGATTTTTCTGTATTCCATTTTTTCTCCTTTAGGAATTTAGTTAAAAATCTTAATTAGCTCGGGATTGTCCGTTCTGGAGTTCCCCCGAATTAATATAATTTATAGAGAGCTATTATGTCAACTCTCTCTGCATCTCTTCTTGCTGATTCATTTAGAAGGAAAGCACTAGCTAGTCTTCTCTGTATATCATTAAGTGTTTCATATGCAATACGTAAGTCATGTGATTTATCCACCTGTAGTGTAGATACATCCTGTGCATTACCTTTGATGATTGCTCCACTCTCTGCTTTAGCTAGTGTCTTGATATTCGTAGCACCCACTGGGTTAACCATGAATACAATCTTACTTGCTGCTGCTGATGCTTCTACAATAGACATTGTCAATGCTTCTAGTGACCTCAAGTCACCTAGGTATTGTTCAACTAAACCTCTACCATAATCTTCATTATGTATTGATGTCCATCTTAATGGTAGATAAGGCATATTCTTAGTAGTATATACACCTCGAGTACCTTCAAGTTCTTCATCACCAGCTTCTTGCCATGAGTCATACTTCTTAGTCTCTGTATTGTATTTAACAATTGTATATAGGTCTATGTCTTTATCTTCACTATCGTATTTACTAGGGTCAGGTAAGTCACTAGGCTTAACTCTTTCAAGAGTCATTATCTCTTTAACTACACCCTCTGGACTCCTCTTAACCACATAGTGACTTAAGTTGAATACCCTTGTACCTTCATCTTTATCTCTAAAGACTAATGCATTACCAGTAGCTACCAGTAGTTTTAAAGCTTCAAATATAGGCACCCTTAGTGCTTCTCTCTCAATCTGTGCACTAAGTGCTCTCTCAATATCAGCTAACTGTTCGTTAACTTGTGCAGCGGCTCCTGCTTGTGCTTGTTCCATCTCCATCATAGCAATCTTATCAGGTATGAACCTAAAGAAAGGAGCGTTAGGTGGTAATAGACTCAGTAGTAATTTACTCGCTAAGTTGTTAACAGCTCTAGCACCTAATGATTGATAAGGTGTAGCTAGTCGTGTATCCTCTGTGTGTGTCGCATCTACCAGTAATGAAGGTATAGTTAATTCAACACATGCTTTAGCTCTATCAACTACAGCATTCCTTTCACTATCTAGTTTGGACCACCTAGTTTTTAGGCTAATGTCTTCCATCTATTTAGGGATACCTAATCCTGAAGATGCTTTACCTTTAGTTAATGGTATCTGTAGCCTCTTCTTTCCTTGTGCTCTTTTCTTAAGGTCACCTCTACCTTCATCATCACCACCTGCTTTAAATGTTGCTTCCTCTACTGGTGCTGCTGGTGGGATAGGTGCTGCTGGTGCTGGTGTTTTAGATCCAAATAATCCGCTCATGTGTATTAATCCTTTTCTTCTATTAATTGTTTTATATATCTGATTATTTCTAATCTACCGTGTTGTCTTCCTTGATCATAATCGGATAATCTAGCTATCACTATCCTATCAGGGAATGCTTCTTCAAGTATCTGTAGTATTTTCTCTACATTCATCTTCTCTCCAATTCTATAAATAGAAGGTTCCAGTTCTTTTATCATGCCTCATCCTGTGTGACACTGAACCTAACTACATAAGTAGGTATACCCTCTCCTTGTATCTATCGGTATCTGCAACAACTCAAGACTAGAAAGTAACTCTAGCCTCGATGCGGAGGGGTCCACAGTACTACACCTTCCCCATCATATTGATGCATACACGCCAACCTCATAGTATTGATAGCACTACTTCTTCTTAAGCCCTTTGACCTATAAGCTAATAACGCAGCTACCCACAACTCTCTTTCATTAGTACAATCCTTTAAGGCTTTCTCAGCTCTCTTAGGACCCATACCAGGAACACCTTTATAGCCATCAACAGGATCGCCCGCTATACATTGGTAGTATTTAAAATGTAAGGCAGTCCACTCATCTACTGTTACATCTTTTTGTTTACCATAGTTATAGTGAGTACCAACTGATTGCATTAATACATCCTTATCGATAGCACATAATATATAATCCTCAGGATACTTAGTCTTTAAATACACAACAGCATCATCAGCTTCCCATCCTTTGTGTAGGATAGCTCCTAGCTCTTCAATCATGTGTTGCTTTAGTTCAGCTACCCATTCAGGTACTCTCATGCCCTTACGGTTGTGTTTATAGTCACTAACTACTTGATCTCTGAAGTTACCACTACCAGTTAAATGAAGCTCATAATCATCACATCCAGTAGCGAATGTAATAGAATCAAGCATACCATCAATAGCATCTTTCATATCCTCTATCTCACCATGGTATGTAGTTTCTCCATCACCCCAGTCAATAGCTTCTTCTACACCAAATCCTGCTTTATATATCATACTGTCTGCATCTATTAGAGCTTTCATTTATTATCCTCTTTTAATTATATCTTTAAGTTTAGCGATCACTCGCTCTAGGTATTTACATTCTTCATTAGTCTTGCAGTGTCTATATTCTGCTTCTAATGTTTCTACGTAGTGTCTAAGTCTCTTTTTCATTTATCCTCCTATCGTTATCCATCCAAAGTTATTCATAGCGTTGGTTATTAGAAACCACTCCGCTACTACTGTGTTTATTATGAATATTATTTTCCAATCATCAAGCGACATCTTGCTTTAAAGTGTCCCAACTACCAGTCAATGCACCCTTAGCATAATCAGTTACTCTTCCTTCGAAGAAGTTCACTAAGGATACACCAGATGTAACATCATCCATAAATGGGAAGGGGTTCTCTTTATGTCCATAGTTCTCTTTCATACCTAACTGTTTTAAAGCATTATCTGCCATGTATTCTATGTATGTTTTAATTGTATCCTTATCCATGTGTGGAGGATTCAAGTAATCAACTAATGATTTCTCATATTCTACAATCTCTCTTACTGCTTGGTATATATCATACTTAAGTTCATCATCCCAGATATCACTATTCTCTTTGATGTATTCTCTAAATAGTTTTGAGTTACCTTCTTGGTGTTGAGCTTCATCTTTAATACTCCAGTCTACAATAGTACACATACCTTTGTATTTGTTTTGGAACTGATACTGTAGTAACATAGCAAACTGTGCCATTAAACTAATACCTTCTGTAGCTCCAGCATATACTGCTAACATCCTAGCGATGGCTCGTCTAAATTGCTCATCAACTTGTGCATTACTCATACCATCAGCTTTGTAGTCTTCAAACTTCTTTACCTTAGCTTTATCAATATACTCAGTCTTACCTTCCATTAATGGTATCTCTAGGAACTCACTATAGATTTCATCTCCAAACCCTAGAGTCTCAGTAAGTAGAGCATAGGCACTAATGTGTGTATTCTCTCTGTTGGCGAATGTTCTTAACATCATCTGTACTTCAGTAGGCTTAAAGATTCTAAGCATAACATCATACCCAGCACCAACCATAATATCATTCTGTGTGAATAGTCTTAATACTTCAGTAATGAATCTAACTTCATCTGCATCAGCATTATTAAAATCTTTAATGTCATCAGCTAGAGGAACTTCTTCCTCCGTCCAATGCATCTTCTCATGTGTTTTCCAGTAGTCATAAGCCCACGAATATTTCATAGGTTTATACATCGGGTATTTAGTTGTTTGTTTAATTAGTGTGCTCATTCTTTCTCCTCTTTATTGTTACTGACAGCTTAAGCAGCTATCTACTTCTATTATTTCTCTATCTCTAAGTCCTGCACTAGCTCTTGTAGCTGCTGTTGACCTACAGTAATACAGTGATTTAAGTCCTTGTTTCCAAGCTCTCACATGTAGATTATACAAGTTAGCTACTTGCTCATCAGCCGGTAGGAATAAGTTAATACTCTGTGCTTGATCTATGTAAGGTGCTCTATCACACGCCATATCTACTGTATGGAATTGATTTAACTCAATAGCAGTCTTGAATACTTCTTTATCCCAAGCTGACAGACCTGGTATCTTTAGGTTCTGTATTGAACCAGCTTCCTTACCAATAGCTTTCCATACCTTATCTGTATTAGCTCCTAATTCAATTAGTCTTCTCTCTAGGTACTTGTTCCTTTGTGTATAGGTACCAATGTTAGTCTTGTGAACATAACTATTAGCTAATCTTGGATCAACTCCCTGGCTAGTCCC